AGCAAAAATAAAACTCTTGCAGGGCAGATCAGAAAGATGAAAGAGTAGCACATGGCAGAAAGGAAATCCATTACTACCGAACTAGCAGAGGAAGCACCAACCGAGTGGTGGGACGAGGTCATGGAGAGGGCTAAGACCATAGGTGACAAGAGGCACATTGAGCATTGGAACCCGCGCAAGGCCGCCAAGGCACTGTGGATGCTCGCACAGGGTAACTCAATCCTAGGCATCTCCAAGGAGACTGGTCTAGACAGGCAGACTATCCGCAGTCTGTCATGGAGGCACACAGACACCCTAGAGACGAAGCGTAAGGAGTTTAGTAAGTCATGTGCGCTCGCCGCCGAGGAGTTTACTGACTTGATATTCGCAAGGGCGCAGCAACTGCATGAGAACCCAGAGGAGTTGGCTAAGATATCGCCAGACAAGCTCGCGCTAACGGTGGGCATCATGCTGGACAAGTCAACCCAGCTTGCCGGTATGGCATCTACCATCATCGAGCATCGCAAGGGTACGTCCATCAGTGACGCTGCGTTGATCATTGCTGAGGCTAGGGCAAGGATTGCCAATAAGGTCAAGGTGATAACCATCGATGCCGAACTAGCATGATCAAGGAACCGCAATCAAAGTTTGATGAGCCAGTCTTCAAGCATTACGTCGTAGAGCATGATGGCGTGAAGTACGGTTGTAACACACTCGTGTACGCATCTTACCTAGCCGAGAAGTTTGACGCTAAAATCTGGAATATAGTACTTGAGAAGCATATCATCCCGTTCATTGGGATATGCAGGCATTGTGAGAAGCGCAGGAAACTTCATTTTGTTGACGGCAACCGAGGGTCATTCCCCGCCGAGGACGATGCATTTGGATGCAAAAAATGTAATAGCGTATACAGGATCGTCGATGTACTCATGGAGACCAACGCATACCGGAACAAGCAATGATCTGGCGGCAACACCCAATCCTAGTCGCTCCCACTGACGAGGAGATCGTCGAGATGGAACCAGAGGAACTGGTATCCCTGCACGGCATATACCATGAGGCTATTGATAACGCCGAGAAAGACCCGTACAGGTATGGGTTTAGGTTACCACACTGGGAGAAGGCAGAAGAGCAATTGTCACAAGTCTCTGAGATTCTAGCACTTGGCGGTAATCGCAGTGGGAAAACTGCCTGGGGTTCGTACTGCGTGGTCAAGGCTGCGGTGGAGAATCCTAACTCAGAAATATTCTGTTTCTCGCAGACATCCGAGGTTAGCATCCGCCAGCAGCAGAGTGCCGTTTGGCATTGGTTGCCGCAGGAGTTTAAGCAGAAGCAGACTAGCAGCACCTCGTACATAAGCTACAAGAAGAAGACTGGGTTTACTGACTCTTCTTTAATCCTGCCTAATGGTAGTCAGATCATTTTCAAGACGTATAGTCAGTATCAGAACAACCCAACCATCTTGGAGGGTGCTGAACTTGGTTCAAAGAATTGCTCATGGCATAATATTGGTGTGTGGCTCGACGAGTACCTCCTCGGACCGGAGTTGGTTGACACACTTCGATTTCGACTTGCGACTAGAGATTCAAAGTTGCTACTTACTTTCACTCCGCTAGATGGTTGGACCGACGTAATCAAGACCTACCTCGACGGTGCTACTACCATTGAGTCGCGTGGTGCTGAGTTGCTAGGTGGCGAGCTTGTGCCTTACGTCCAACGTAGCAAGAAGCGTAACGCCAGCATACACTACTTCCACTCGCAGGATAACCCATTCGGTGGGTACAACCGCATCAAGGAAGACCTATCCAACAGGTCTAGGGAGGAGATCCTCATCCGTGCATACGGTGTGCCTGTTAAGTCACACGCTACCAAGTTTCCTAAGTTCAACAAGATGGTCAACGTGGTGGAACCGTCTAGCATACCCACCGAGGACGTTACTAGGTACTTCATCGTTGACCCAGCGGGGGCTAAGAACTGGTTCATGTGCTGGATTGCTGTTGACTCGACTGACACATACTGGGTGTACCGCGAGTGGCCTAGCGTTGACGTGGGTGACTGGGCTGAGTGGAAGCATGGCAAGTGGGTGGTTGGTGCTGGTGCTAAGGGTCAGGGATACGGAATCAAGGACTACATTGACCTGATCCTAGGCATGGAGGAGGGCGAGGATATATTCGAGCGATTGATCGACCCTAGGCTTGGTGCGGCACAGTACCAAGGGCATGACGGGTCATCTAGTATCATCGAGGACTTATCCGATCATGGCATGGTATGTATACCAGCACCTGGTCTCGGCATCGAGGACGGGCTACAGGCGTTAATCTCCAAGATGTCATACGACACAAGCAAGCCACTTGACTCAGTGAACCGTCCTAGGTTCTATGTGAGTTCTGATTGCCAGAACATCATACAGGCACTGTCTGAGTACACTGGTGACGGTGGACTCAAGGAGGCTTGGAAAGACCCCATTGACGTGTTACGGTATGCCTGCATAGCCGCCATCGACCATGTAGACCAGAACGCAATGTTTGCCACCAAGCGCAAAACGGGAGGATACTAATTTATGAGAACCAAAAAGAAAGTCGCAGCAACCAAAAAGCCTAGGATTAAAGTTTCCCAATTGGACGTGATCATAGACACCCCACCAGAGGCACAGGAAGGGGTCTTAAAGGGGCCTACGTCTGCTCCAAAGGATATTTATGACATCAAGGTCATTAAGCTCGCAAACAACCCCAGATTCGTGTATGGATCACTTAATGGAATGCGGGTCGATATCGTCATCGGCAACAGGCGCACCCCATCGGTCAACAGCATCGTGACCTGCGAGCGCACCGAGGAAGAAAACAGATTTAAAATCGTATAAATAAAAACATGGATACCAACCACGAAATCTCCGAGGGCGAGGCAATGATCTACGCATCCGAGGAACCAGACATCGAAATGCTTACCGCAGCGTATGACTCGGCTAACATCGACCTCGACGAGTACTACGAGGTGTGCCGGCGGAGCTACGACGAGCGCAGGAACTACTGGCCTGGGAAGACCGACGACATGCGCAAGAATGACAGCAATGCATTCCCGTGGACTGGTGCTTCAGACCAAGAGGTGAACACGATTGGCGAGCGTATTTCTACCTATGTGTCACTATTCCTAACCGCCCTGTCCAAGAGTCACATTAAGGCATTCCCTACCAGTATGGCATCAATGTCACGGGCTAGCATGGTCTCTGGGTTCCTCAAGTGGATGCGCTCGACGTACATCCCAGACTTTGCCAACCACATGGAGCTTGGTGCTAACCACCTGCTTGAGAAGGGCATCATGGTAACGTATGTTGGATGGCAGCGTGAGCTACGCACACACCTACAGACCGTCACCCTCGATGACGTAGCGCAGCAGATGCCAGAGGTGGTTGAGTTCATCCTCGACGGGAGCGACGACGAGGGTGTCATTGCCATGATCATGCAGGCCATGCCGAACCTAGGCAAGAAACGTGCGAAGAAGGCAGTGCTAGACCTGCGGAAGACTGGGTCTGCTACCATCCCCGTACCACGGTTGTCCGTTAACCGTCCAATCGTAAACTCATGCGCCCCAGACGGCGAGGTTATGTTCCCACCTTACATCTCCGACATCCAACGCTCGCCTTGGGTTTTCTGGAAGACATATGTTACAGGACAGGAACTGGAGAAGAAGATCATCACCGAGGGTTGGGACGAGGAGTGGGTTGACAACGCACAGCAAAACCTCCGAGGACGTGATAGCTACATGATGGAGAACAAGCAGAAGTCATCCGAGCGCATGCCCATCAAAGACGAGGGTGACCTAATCATGCTCCTGTACGCATACCAACGCCTGATCGACGAGGACGGTGCTGAGGGGATCTACTGCACGGTGTTTAACCCCAACGCCGAGGGCTATGCCAAGCACGAATTGATGAACGGGCATGACTCGTACCCATTTGTGGTTACACGCCTTTCCATCGACCAGCGCAGGCTGTACGAGACCACCAACTTTACCGACATCCTCCGAGGGTCGCAGATGCAGATCAAGACCGAGCGTGACTCGCGTATCGACCGATCCTCGATGGCAACACTGCCACCGCTGATGCACCCCGCTGGGCGACCACCTAGCGACTGGGGTCCAGGTGTAAGACTGCCATACAGACGCATGGGCGAGATCGCGTGGGGGCCGATCCCACCAGCGGACAACGGCTCTGGAGAGATTGAGGTATCCATGACGCTACAGGCAGACCGCGCTGTTGGCCTCGACTTCAACAACCCGCTGTCATCGGTTCGCCAGCAGTTCTTCGTGGATAAGTTCCTTACACACGTCCGTGACGTTCTTAACGTAGCATGGAAGCTATACCAACGCATTGGACCGGACGAGGTGTTCTTTCAAGTCACGGGAAACCCAAACCCGCAGACCATGACGAAGGGTGACCCAGACGAGACGTTCGCTATTACCGTTGCCTTCGACACGCAGTCCAATGACCCAGAGGTTGCCGAGACACAGCTAAAGGGCATGATTAGCCTTGCACAACTAGACCGCAATGGTATCGTGGACATCAACAAGATGCTTGAGTTCGCCGCCAGTGCCATCAACCCAGTCTTTGCTGACTATGTCCTGCAACCCGTCGAGGCTGCGCAGGAGAAGATGATGAAGAGCGTTACTGATGACCTTGCCAAGCTATATGCAGGCATCGAGGTTCCGGCACAGGCTAACGGGGCGCAGATCGCCATGCAGATCATCCAGTCCTACGTCCAGCAACCAGACGTTGCGGATCGGGCGCAGAACGACGAGGCATTCGGACAACGCCTACAGAAGTATGCTGGTCAGTACCAGTTCATGCAGCAACAGGCACAGAACGCCGAGATTGGCAAAATTGGGACTGCACCCGCCCAGATGGGTGGTACGCAGACACAGGGCATGTCACAACAGTAAGAATAACCAAGATGCCAAAGAAAAAACAAAACAATGGGGAGATTGCTGATGCCGTGATGCAGGCATTGAATATCTCTGACGCAGCATTACAGGGGACCATTGGCTTTGAGCGTTTTCGACGGTTTGCACAAGGAAGTGTTGCCGCGCTAAAGAATGCAACCAAGATGAGTAAGGGTTATGCAGGTAAAGCTGGACCCATTGGGTTAGCAATCGAAGCTGCAAACGCAGCGTGGCTCGCTTCCGATCCTGATAAACGTGCTAGGACTGAGGCAGACTACGAGGCTAACGCAAAAAAACCTGCTGTGGAAAGGGCAATTGTAGCAGCACTCAGTCCGTCTGACATGCTGTATGCAACTGGTAAGGCTGTCTATGACACGGGGAAAACCAACGAGTCTATCCAACGCAACGAGATGGATGCGTATAATAACGAGTTATTAAGGAAGATTGCAGCTCACGAAAAGCAACTTGAATTAGAACGTAAGAAGCAACTTGAGAAATCTCAATCTACTGCTAAGTCAATCATGTCAGTATCCAACATTAAAAAATAATTTTAAAAAGCTAGGTTTAGCTCAAGCCAGGTATTATCGAATTGGGCCGCAGTTTTCAGCTTCTGCACTATCTACCAACAAATAAAATAAACTATGAAACAAGGACTATACAGTAATATTGATGATAAACGCAAGCGTATCGCAGCAGGTTCTGGCGAGAAGATGAACAAAGTTGGCAGCAAGAAAGCACCGTCTGCCAGTGACTTCAAGCAAGCAGCAAAGACCGCTAAGAAGAAATGAAAAACACGCTTCCAGATGACACAGCTCGATGCAATGGCGATTGGTCAGAGGATGGCGTAGATTCTGGTTGGCGTGAAGGTTGTGAAACCTGCTTGCGGAGGACGGCCCCTCGTCCTGAATACTGTTGGATGATTAGCCTACCTGCCATCATTGCCTTTGAATGCGAATACCTAATTGAACCATAATCGATGAAATAATATGACACCAATACCAAAACCAACATTACAGCAGGCAATCGACGGCATCAGCGACCGAGACGAGTACAAGGTTATCGTGACCTTTATCCGCGAGGAACGCGAACGATGCTTTGGAGACCTAAAGTCGGCAGACTCGTCGAATGACGTTATGCGGATTGCGGGCTCAATCTCAGCATTGGACGAACTACTTGGATTACTTGGTTGACATATACCACAAGTAGGGTACAAATGAACTGCACGGTGTTCGTGTTTTCATTGTTGTTGTGTTAATAAGGGCCTCCAAGACTAAATATCTTGGGGGTCTTTTACTTTAAAGACACCATCTACTATATCATCAATCTTTATTATTGTGCAAACCCCCCCACCCCCCATTGAAAAACGGATAGGCAGGGGGTGACCCTCCTCGCCTTGTTTTTATTCCCGCGAAGATTTAACCCCAAGGAATCTTGTCCCGCTCGCTTTTGGTCTGTGCGCGGATGTGAACAGTTGGGATACTAGACCTAAAAAGAAAAAAGCCCCAAAACGTAAGGTAGCTCTTACGAATGGGGCCGGAGGGATAACCCTCAAAAGTCACAGACAAGAAAGCTACGTCTTGTTGGGAACACAATAGCTGGGCAACTCAGATTGTCAACAACCTTCTTCAAATCAAAAAAATCAGCAAACGAAACAATTCAGTTGATATATATCAATTCCCCCTACAACAAATATACATCGCCTCCGCTGGGCGTTAACTAGTGTCTCGCCATGAACGAAAATAACGCTACCGCTGAGGCTGAATCAGTGTCCAATATATCGGTCGAGGAGTTAATCGCTCTTAGATCACAAACAGCACCAGAACCTGAATCCGAGGAACCTGTAGAGGTCACCGAGGACGACGAAACGGATGACTGGGATGAGGAACCCAAGGCAGAGGAATCACCGGAAACGGATGACGAACCAGAAGCTGAGGAAGAGACTCCCGAGAAACCGTCTGGGGAAATAGATCTGCTAGACCTATCCGTCGAACAAATCCAAGAACTAGCTCGCAAAGGCAAGAGTCGGTTACTATCCCGTGTGGGTGAGTTAACCGCTCGAAACAAAGCCCTAGAGGTAGAACGGGACGAAGCGCGGGAGATCAGTTCGATTTCCACGGCAACCAATTACGAAGTAAATCCGTTTCAGAAAATCACTGATCCGAATGAGCTAAATAAAAAGTTTCAAGAATTTGAAACGATGGTCGCCGAGACTGACAGAATCCTAAAAGAACATAAAGGTTACGCCGACGAAGATATCATCGAGGTCGGAGACGAGGAGTTCACGAAGGAGGACATTGACTTGGCTAACAGGAAGGCGCGAGACGCTATGGCAAAGCATCTGCCTCGTAGGTACAACGACATTGTTCGTGAAGGCCAACGGGAGGAGATGACTAAACAATTTCAGTCGATCACAATCGACGAGGTTCCTGAGATTCAAGACGAGCAGTCGGAAATTGGAAAGCAGTATATTGCCATGCTGTCAGACCCACTGTTGAAACAGGTTAGACTACATGTACCAGATTTAGCACCACAACTGCCATATCTATTAGCACATGCAGTCCGCTCAATTCACAGGGCAAACAAGATGAAGTCTGCTAAGGCAGCGGGGGTTAAGGCTGAGACCAGAGTGTCCGGTTCCCCGTTAAGTGCCTCAGCAAGCCCATCCCGCCCGTCGAAGAAGGTTGCACCTAAAAACAACACGGAATCCATTTCGGTGGAGGACTGGGTCGCATCAAGAATCGCCAAATCAATCCGCTAACTTATAATATTATGTCTATTGCAAATACTTATCAACCAAATGCCCCAACGGGCAAGTCCACCACTGGTTCCGCTGTGTCGAACCGCGAAGACCTTAGCTCCGAGCTAACCATCCTTGCACCAGAAGACACCCCACTTCTCACGCTTTGCCCAAAGATCAAGGCATCTGGTACGTTCTATGAATGGACCGTTGACTCCCTCAGTACGCCAGTTACCACTGGTATTTCTGAAGGTGCTGACGTGACTGCGTTCACTAACCAATTCCAAAAGCGTGGGCGTTTGGGCAACTATGTACAAATCTTCCGCGACGATTTCGTGGTGAGCGACCTGCAACAAGCAGTAACCTCGGTTGGCCCTGCAAACGTAGCCCAGGCGGAAGCAAAAAGCATGCGCCAACTCAAGCGCAACATCGAAGCAACCATTGCGTCCGATAATGAGATGTCCGTCGAAAACGGTGCTGGCACTCCGTATAGCACCCGTGGTCTTGGCAAGTGGCTACAAAACACAGCACAGGCCGTTAACCCAGTTCCTGTTGACTACCGCACACCTACTGGATCAATCAAGGCTTCTACCCTTGCAGAGACAGATTTGAGTAGCCTTATTGGTTCCATCTTCTCGGTAAACGGAGAAATGAACAGCCTTACGCTTATTGCTGGTTCAGCAGTTCGTCGCGCAGTTAGCAACTTCACACGCACTAGTTCCGCCACGTCAAATACCTACAATGTGTCACAAGAAGCTACGAGCAAGAAGGTGACGCTGTCTGTTGAACTGTATGAGACAGATTTCGGTTTGCTTCGCGTGATGAATGCTAACCCAGCTTGCCAAGCAACTGGAACCGGCTATGTCATCAACCCTAAGTACCTTGGCTTTGCCTCGCTAATCCCAATGGGTGCTACTCGTTTGGAAAACCAAGGTGGTGGTGAGCGTGGATTTGTTGACGCAACTGGTGCGCTCGTCTGCCGCCACCCTGGCGCACACGGTAAGATCACTGGTCTTTCTTAATCCTAACTAATAAAAATCAAGAACTAAAATTATGGCTCAATTACTAAATAACGAATCGCGTGGTTTTACTCATTTCTACACCTTCACGGCGGCAGACTTGACCACGACTGGCTACCTAACGAGTTCGCAGAGAGAGATCGCAAGAATCCCAGCAGGTGGCATCGTGCTTAATGCTGCGTTGTACGAAGGTACTGCGTTTACTGGCACTTCAGCGGACGTTGCATTCTCAGTTGGTTCCATTTCTGGAACCGCTACGAATATGATCGCATCTACGGACATTGACGCAAGTTCTGGTGCGTTTATCCTAGCTGTAAACACGGGTACTTCGTTGGTGCTGACTACCGCAGCCTATGTTGCGAACGCAGCATATACCACCGAACCAGTATACCTCAAGGTTGCCGGTACACTGACTGCTGCTGGAGTGGCTACTGGTGAATGGACAGTCGGTCTTACGATCCTTGACCCGTCTGGTCACGTTGGATAAATAACTATAACTGGCGGGGGTGGTTTGACGACTACCCCTGCCATTTTCTTATGGTTGTATCAGAGGCAGAAATGAACGCAGCACTCGTCCGCGAGCTATGCTCCGGCAGGATGTTCATGGAAGAGCGGCAGAAAATCCGCGAGCTTGAATGTGCCAAGGAGGCCGCCATTGCGCGTGACCAGGGTACTAAGAATTGGAAATTGTTGGCAATCATGCCGCAGCACGATAACCTTATCGTTGGGGAGAAGTACGGTCAGGAATGCTGGCAGGACAAGGAGTTTGTAAGGTACTTTCAGAAATCTAATCCGCACTTAGCGGTACATAAAATCTAATGCAGACGAGAACCTACGCAGACCTTTTTGAGCTAGTATCAGCACTCTGCGGGGTCACGTTTGCAACTATAGAAGAACCTCGTATCCGTGCCTTGATGAACCGCAGGGCAGTACGGGCGTTTAAGTCAAGCAACTACTGGACACGCTTTATCAAGATCGGCGAGGAGCGCACCGTAACGGATGGCGTTATACCTTTTGTTGAGGCTGGTAAGACTACCATTGACTCGTTCCTACGGGTATTTGTCTACGCACCGTTCAAGACCACAGGAAGTCAGGAATACCAGTATACGGTGGGTTCTGACGGTGCTGAGGTGCTTTCTGGCACTATCACCCCAACGTCTGCCTTCGTGGTCTACAAGGGCATCCTGAGCTTCTCCACGGCAGCAGGGGCAACTTCACAGTCACTAACGTCATCGTCGCTAATCCCAGAGGAGTGGTTTGAATACATGGCACACGGCACATACGCCGATTACCTCCGCGCTGAAGGCCAGCAGGAGAAGGCAGCATTAGCAGACGCTGAGGCAAGCGAGATACTACTCGACGAGCTAATGAAACTTGACGAGCAGCACACCCAGACGGTGATTGCAAAGCGCATCTTTACCAATATGAATATGCAGTCACGCTACGGTGGTGGTGGTGGCGCAATCGGTGCTGACGGTGGTGATACATCCGCAATTACCAACGGTTACACAAACTTAGCAGGTGACTTTTACACAAACCTAGCAGGCGACTTTTACACCCAACCAGTATAACTAAAAAACTATCATGGCTAATATTGAAGTAAGCGAAGCGATTGACAATCTACTACAGTCAACGCCATCAACCGCAGTAACCACAACACAAGCATTGGCGGCACTAGGTGCGGTGACTACGGGTGGTGCATTAGGCACACCTATTACTGGTACGCTAACCAACGCAACAGGCTTGCCAATAGTTGCAGGAACTTCTGGAACTCTTACAGTTGCTAGGGGTGGTACAGGTGCAACAACCGCAGCTACTGCGCGTACCGCCCTCGAACTCGGCACGGCGGCGACTGCGGCAAGCACGGATTTTCAAGCGACGATGAAAGGCGTGATCGTCACCACTGCCACCGGAGTTCGCACCGCATATCCTCCGTCAGCCGACACGGACACGGCGCGTGGGCTTGCGCTGGAAGCTGCTTTTGCCG